TTTAACGAACACCCTCTACCCTTAATTGTCATTGACACTGTGTTTCTTTGTTCCGAAACCGAAGATGATAGATACAAATCAGAAATAAACAACAAATAATCATAATCACTTGAATTTAAAGTTATTGTTTGTGCTGAAAACGCTGATGTTGGATTTGGGTTTGTCCATAAAATTTTAGTTCTCAAACAATCTAAATTCGGATTTTCTTTAGGGGCAAAGTTGCCTGCAACCTTTTTAAGTTTTCCATCTTTATCTGTAATAAAAACGCTCATTAATTCCACTCCCTCCAAATTATTTTTGAACCACCACCAGCATTTTCTAAATCTTCTAATAATGCGATAGTCCCATTTTTGTCCTGAAACTTTTGAACAACGCTTTTGTGAATAACGGAGTTATTTTCTAATATTTTAACATCTAATTCCAAAACTGGTCTAACAGCATTACTTATAACATTGGCATCAGCATTGTCTAGTTTAGAACTAGGTGTAATACATGCACTTAAACTATCCCAACCATACTCTGTATATATTCTTTGTGCTATTTTAAACCTTTTTTTACTTGTAATATCTTGTTCTGTATTTGTTGTCACATAGTTAGTTGGGTTCTTTTGAGCTCCTTCTTGTATACCAGATAGCTTTGATTTCTCATTGGCAGTCATAAACTTGTTGTTTTGGTCAGTATCATCTACTAAATCACTAGCAAGTTTATTTGTTGCTGTAATTTCATTTTGCAATCCACTAACCAAATCTGCAACACTAAATTTCACCGTGTTTCCATTATCTAGTGTTAAGATAACTTCCTTTGTGGCACTATCATAAGAACCATTTACAACCATTGTTTCAAGTGGCAAGTCTATACTATTTGATGTAGCAAGAACACTCCCATTTTGGTCTTTTAATTGTGCTGTTAAAACATAAGTTGAGTTATCAATAATCAAACTTAAACTTGAGCCATATTTTGTTGAGTTAGATAAAGCACCAACATCAGTTGATGTTAATACAACTGCACCAGTTTTTCCGTTAACACTACTAACAGCTCCACCAGAACCACCACCAGAATTGCCACTTGTTTTTATTCCACCTGAAATACTTTTTTCAAGTGCTTTAACCTTATCTGTGAGCGTTGTTCTTAAAACACCAAGTCTTAATACTTTGTATACTTCATTGTTATTTTCAATTCTTGTAACATAAGTTTCAAAAACTCTATTTCTTCCATCTTTCATTTTTTTGTCAATATACTCAACTTTATCATAAAGTTTGAAATTATAACTTGAATTGTTAACAACTTTTAAAGTTATTTGGTGATTAAGTGTATCACCTAGCATTAACTCTTCGGCTTTTCTTTTTAGCGTTTCTATACTGTTTTCTTCTGCTGTATAATATTGAATTGTTTGAACCACACCGTTAATTCTTCCCATTGCATTAGCATTAGTAGTAACAGTGTTATTATCAAGCAAATAAAACGAATAAATATTATTTCCTGCTAAATCATCTTGTGGTTTAAAAATGACTTTATTTATATCCTGTGATTGTGAAAGTTCAATTAGTGGAACTTCAAAAACAATAGGGTTATCATATCTTATCGTTGTTTTGTTTACTTCACTTGACTTTTCAACGGTGCAGATAATATTTTTCGCCCTACCATTTTCATATCCCAAAGAAAACTTTAAATATATTCCTGTTTTTTTAAAAACAGTTAGTAACGCATCAAACAAGTTTCCATCTTGTAACTCCAAATAAAGCGTTGTTGCCTGTGCATTGTTTTTAAAAACAAAAGGCATTCTCAATAAGTCATCATCTATATCAATAAAGTTCTTTGTGAAAGTATTAACTATCCATTGATAAACATCGCCATCAATAGTAGTTAAATTAAACTCTCCGTTAGTTAAGTTGATAAGTGGGTATGCTGAAACTCTTGTTACTTCATCACTCTCCAAATCTTGCACAATTCCAAAATATTCAAAATCTTGTTCCTTTTTTAAGATAACAAGGTCGCCAACCACCAATTCCCTATTTATAGGAACTGTAAAAACTGTTTTCTGGGGACTGATTATATCTTCAATGGGAATAATATTGTCAACAGCAAGAATTTGCTTTATAGTTAGGTTTTTACCTAAAATAAGTAACTGTTTCATACTACCCTCCTATGTATCTATTACTGTAAACAATATCTGCCTTTATTATTTTACCATCTTCGTCAATAAATCTCATAGTATATTCCCCAGTTGGTAGCGTAATAAAGTTTTTAAGCGAAATATCTATATCAGCGATTGCATCATACTCTAAATGATTTCCATTAATATCTTTATCTACTTTGATATATAAATTTTCAGGATTGCTACTAATAATCAATTTATCATCTTCACCCAACTCAACCAACACTCTCGCATCTTGTAAAATGTTACCATTAGTATCTAAAAGTTGAATATATGGGTTTTTACAAGCACCATAAATTGTAATTGTTAACGGTGTTTCTTCTTCTGAATTATTCACCAATTTAGCAGTTCCTGCAAGTTCTTTTGAGAAAACAACCGAGTAATCATTTTCTTCATAAAAACCATAATTATAACCATATTCATCACTTTCATCAAATTCTTCATCACGGATAAATGCCATAGTTTCATTATCAAAATCTTCTTCTTCTACTATTGAAGAAATGCCAACATCTTCTTGCCATAAACTTCTAGGCTCTAAAATTATAGGAATAAGTATTGCGTAAGAACTTTTTTCAGTTTTTTCAAGTAGTCTTATATCGCAAATTATATATCTTTCTCCATCATCAGAGTTTTTATAATAAAGTTTAAATCCACTTTTTCTGTTTCCTGCTATAAAGTTTCTTAATTCATTATAATTTTTTTCCCACTCTTTTCTTGAAGCACCACCAACTGCGATTGTTCCTGAAAAACTATTAAATTTTCTTTCCTGTGAAACTTTTATTCTTTGGCTTCCAACTGTTATAAAATTGGTTGAATATTCAAAACCTAAACCTTTTGGCAAAATAAGTAGGTATTTGTTTATATCATTAAGAGAATAAGAAACACCAGTTGATATTCCATGTATTCTAAACTTTCTTATCATAAAATACCTCCAAGTTTTTTGTCAATATAAGGCAACAACTCTTCTGCTATTACTTTTGCATTTTCTTCATCAATAGGAGTTGTTCCACTAGCTGTAATTTTGACTTCAACTTCTGATTTTTGGCTTTGTTGATTATTTGCCTCGTATCTTTCCCCTCTTATTCTTTCAAGCGTTTCTCCGATTTCAACAGAGCCACCATCTTTTTTATAATGATTACCCCAACTACTAACAGCAAAATCACCAAAACTATCATATTTATCCCAGAGTTTATCCCCCCAAATCCAGCCTTCACCAACAGAAAACCTTAAAGCACCAACAAAATTATCCCAGATGCTTTTTCCTACACCTTTAATGATACCTTTTAAAAGTTCTTTTCCTATTTCTTGACCTATTTGTGCAAATACTGGAATAAAAGCCTCTACAATAGCAGTAAGGTCATTCATATAATCTTCAAATTTTTCTTCTGAACCCTCAACTCCCATCATAAGTTCTGCAAACGCTGATTTACCACGAAGTTTCATCTCATCTAGTAAATCATTAAATGTTCCAGCACTATCAATAACTCCTTCTTCCATTACAATACCAAGTTCTTCGGCTTTTTCACCAAGATATTCAAGTTCTTCTGCATCTTTTCTTAAAAATTCACCTAAGCTCATAGCATTTCTGCCAAACAACTCTAACATTATTGCAGATTTATCACCTGAATTTTCAACACTGTCAAGTGCTTTTTTTGTTTCCCAGAATAAATCGTCCATTGATTTCATGTTTCCGTTTGTATCTTTAACTGAAACACCTAATTTTTTAAAAGCCTCGTTACCTTCTGTTTTAGCCTTGTTATACATAATAGTCATAGTCCCAAGCACATCTTCAAGAGTTGCTCCACTTTGACTTGCTATATATTCAAATCTTTGCAAAGATTGAGTTGAAATATCATATTTGGCTGATAAATCACCGTATTTGTCAGCATAATCTACTGTATCTAATACAAGTTGCTTTACTTTACCTACAACTTTTGTGGCCATTTGAAACAAATTCATCATGGCGTTAAGTGCGATTACACCAATATTCTTTTCAATTTTATCTCCTGCATCTTCACTAGCAAAACCCAAAGCATCAAATTCTTTGTTTACTTCTGACATTGAAGAACGAACAACATCCATTTGCAAAGTATAATCTTCAAATGACAATTTTCCCTCTGCAAACATGGTTGAAAATTTCCTAGCCCATTCTACATTTTCTTTATTGATAGATGACAACCTTTCTTTTATTTGTTTAGCACTTTCTTTGCTCAAATTAACTGTATCTTTTATGTTTCTTTGAAAGTCTGTCTTATCCAAAGACATCTTTGCAAATAAGTTAAATAAGTTTATAAGTCATCACCTCCATTTGCTTCATTGATTTTATCTATAAGCCTTTTGGTTGCCTCTTGTGGTGTTTCCTTTGGTTTATCATCAAAAGATACTAAATCCAAATACTGTGGCATATCTGGAAAATAGACATTAACCAATTTAGACATATAGATTTTCCATACCTTATTTTCTTGTTCTCGCCTATACCACTCTGTAAAATAATAGCCGAAATTCCACACAAAGCCATTATAACCATTTAGAGTATATATAAACTCGGCAGGTTTAATCTGCCTTAACGGATAAAAAAACCAATAAACCTACGCAATTCATTGATGTTTAAACTTGCAATATCGTTGCACATGTCTTCAATAGACTTCTTCTTATATTCTTCAAAGTCTGTAACAAATACTGCACTCAATATTCTTCTAATGTTATCAAAACAATCATCAACAAATAACATCATAAAATTATAAATCTTGCTAGGTATAGTTTCCTTAACAGCCTTTTCATAATCCATAATTGTTGCTTCTTTTGGCAACTTAACCTTTTTTGTTGCTTCCAAAAACTTTTCGTTTTTCATTATTTCGTAGACATCTCTTGTAATAGAACCTAACAACATCTTTGCTTCATCGCTAGGTATGTTAAACACCGTTTTTCTCACTTCTGGCTTATTGGTTTTCTTTCTCATCGTTATCTCCTTATGCTTGTGCTGTTGCAGTAGCAATAGTTTCAATTTCAAATGGTGGTGTATCTAAATCATCAAGAGAATAATGTCCAGCGATAGTAAATGCAATACCACCATTTCCATTATTTGCTGTTGATAAGTTAAAACCACCAGTGCTTAATGCGTTCTTAATTGTGATTTGCAAAATATCACCGTTACCTTTTTCACCGATAACAAACAAATCTTCATAATCAGTTGATTTGATTTTATGTCTGCCTTTAATAACAGAACCTGTTAAGTCTGCTACACCCAATGCTCTTTGAATAACAGAAGCATCTGCCTCAACTGCTGTAAATGATACAGTTACATTATAACCAGTAACTGTTTTCAAATCTTTAACAAATTCACTAGCACCATCTACTGTTGGTGTAAAAAATTGTGGAACAATATTAACTGTGATACCACCGTTTGTGTCTGACAAAACATTTTCTGCTGTCAACTTTGTTCCTTTTACATATTTAGTTTTTAAAATTGCACCTGCACCAAGTTGAATTTTTTGTGCTGTGCCTGAATTTAAACCTGTAAGCATATTTTAATTTCTCCTATACTTTATATTGATACACTGTTACTAGCAGATTAACATAACCTGCCCTGTATGAACTGTCTTCATCAGGTTTATCCTGATAAAACGGACTACCTTTGCGTATCGTAAGATAACCCCAGTTTTTGTCTATTTTTATTCCATGTTCTCCAACTTCATTTTCAATGTTATCAACAATATCCATAACATTATCATAAGATGTTGAAACAGAATGTATTGTAATTGCCTGAATAAATTGCTCTGAAAAGTTGCCTGTTGTTGAAGAGTATGTTATATATTCAAATGGTTTAGGATTGTCTTTATCAAACAATAATTCATCTAATGGTTCTCTGTATGTAGTAGCAAATTTTGATAACCACTCAAATAATGCTTTACCATAATTTCTTGTTAGTCCCATACTAATTCACCACCCTTATATCAGGCTCAAATGAACTTCCTGTAAGACCTTTCCATTTTGCTTGTGTTGATGTTTTAGGTGTATGTTGTGATGGTTTATCTATTCTAATGAAAACTCTTCTCCCATCATCATCTAAAAACATTATAATATCATCTCTTCCAAGAGGCAATTTCTTATCAACTGTAAGTGTGTATTGTTCTCCAAGTTCTCCTCTGATACTTGCAAGGGTTTGTTCTTGAACTGAACTTCTTATGCAACTACCTTTAAAAGCATCACCTATTACATATACATACTCATAAGCACCTGTTTCATCTGGCTGTCTTGTTTTATCAACAAAAAACAACTCTTTGTAAAAATCTTCAATGGCCATACTTAATCTCCTTCTAGTATTTTTTGTAACACTCTTTTAATCTGTGGTATTGCTCTTGTTGTTCCATTTTCAATAAACTTTCTAGCTTTTTGTCTACTTGTTCCAGAGTTTACATAACTTGCATATTCAACATTACTTCCATAAATAACTGTGTCTTGTTCCTTTACATTTGCAATAAAATCTTCTGGCTTATTTGCTGGTGCAGGGTTGTTATAATTGTTATATGGTGTGCTATAAGATATTGAACCTCTTAAACGCCCTGTATCAACGATTTTGTCGTCTGTCATAAATTGATATATGCTCTTGTATAATTCAAGTCCTGTTGCGTTAAGTAACTCTGGCATTATTTTATCTAATTCATTAAGCACCTCTGCTGAATTATCTTGTAAACTTATTGAAAATTCCATAACCTCTCCTTTTAACTAAAAAAGAACAGGAGTTAATACCCCTGCTCTTGTGTTAGTTAATCAGTTTTACAATGCCCACAGAAGAATATTTATCAGATAAGTATAACTCTATAATTGAATTTATCTCACTCATTACCGTCTTACTATCATTTGCTCCAAAGTTTACTGAATAAAAATTTGGTATATTTTCACTTGTAAGATTTCCTTGTTTGGTTGACTTTTGTAAATATTCGCTTATTGCACATTCACACATTCTAGTATCTTCATCAACTACATCTGTGTATTGTTTAATATATCTACTTGCCCTTTGGGCTAAATATTTATACTCTGCTTCGCTTTCTATTTTAGTTCCACCAAACTCTTGTGTGTAAAACTTATAATCTGCGAACATATATTAACTTCTCCTATTTCTTTGGATTTGCTGGAAGTGTAACAGCAACAGAAACAGCACTTGATGTAACATCAACATTACCAGTTGTAAGTTTGTAGCCATCTTTCATTACTACATAAGTGTAGTTAGCAGAACCTAATGACTTAAATACTGCTTGACCTGATGCGTTTGTCTTCTTTGTTTGTCCACCCATTACTACTTCTGCACCTTCAACAACAACAGGTGTTCCTGCATCGTCTTTAACTGTGAAAGTTACATTGTATGTAGTTGGAGCAGTTGCTGGTTCAACTAATGCAAATGGGAAACGAGTTTCTTCATCTGGATTTTCAGCGTTGATAGGGTTTGGAACTTCCCAACCTAATCTCATAACAACTCTCAAAGCAACACAGTCTTGTTGTGCAAGGTTAAGAACAACTTTGCCATCTGCATCAGTAATAACTGATTGGTCAAGGAACTTAAATGTAATTTCTTGACGAATTGAGTAAACTGCTTGTTTGAAGTCACCGACAATAAATTTAGCCTTTGTGTTATCCCAAGAGCCATTGTCTGAATACATCTTTGTAAGATTTGTAACATCACTTGATTGAAGTGGGTTTCCATTGTTATCAACAAGTCCTTCACGGAACGCTTGTTTCAAACCTGTTCCACCAAGAAGACCAGTAACATCAAATCCACTTTGTTCTACTTTACCCATAGCCTTTGAGATTTGAATAAAGAGTTTATCGTCACCTGCTTTAATACTAGCACCTGCATTAATAATTGAAGGAATAAGACCTTCTCTAAATGATGCTGGTTTGTCTTTACCTACAAAGATTGCTTGGTCAATTTTCTTACCAAATGCTTCTACAATTCTTGGTTTAATTTGTCCCCAAATATCATAGTCACTATCGTCCAAAACTGCTTCTGGAATTGGAACGATTACAGCAATTTCTTCTGCTGTGATAAATTTGTTTTTCCACATAGCGTTTGTGGTTTGTTTAAGACCAGTATCTCCGTTTACCCAATATGCTTCTGGAAGCATACCAAGAACTGACATTTTTGCTTGTTTTGTTGTCATATTTGGAAGTCTAGTCAATAATTGTAATGCTTTACTTTGAGTAACAACACCTTCAACAACTTCGCTAACAATTCTAGGAATAGATGAGAGTGCTTCAACATTACTTCTTTTAATCATTTTGTCTGTTGGCATTTGTTTTTTCTCCTTACTTTCTTGAATTTCTTAAAATATCATTCACATCTTTATTTGAAGATGCGTCCTTATGCCCTTCTCCATTTTGAAGATTAACATAAGTTCCTTGACTTGTTTTAAGGTATTGTGAGTTTTCCTTTAAATACTCATCAAGGCAAGTTTGGAAGTCTTTTTTCTCATTAACCAATGGGTTTACTTCACTATAAATGAATTTCGCAAATTTAGGATTAACATTTGACTTGTCAATCATTCCCATTCTTTCCATCTCATTGTATTTTGTTTGGAGATTAGAATAATCAGTTTTCATTGTTTCAAATTCAGTTTTCATTTTTTCAAAACCATCAGCACTTGTTTTAAGTGTGTTGTATTTTTCCTTAAATGCTTCTAAATCTGTTTCTGCTTTAACTAATCTGTCCTTATCAACATACTTGTCTGATTTCAAGTTGGCAAGTTTGATAGTTTCTCCTGCCTCACTTAATTTTTGTGAAAACTCATCATAACTCAATGAACCTTCACCAAATAATGATTTTAATTCTTCCATGTTTTCCCTCCTATATTGTTATTTAAGCGAGTGTCTTTCACCACTCTTTTGGAAGTGTCCCATATTTAAGCGACTTGGACTTGTCATTTGTTATATTTATCATACCATAATTTTTTGAACATTGCAAACAAAATTTTGACTTTTATTAACTTTTATATCTGTGTTCTCCAATTATAGTATTTTAAATCATTTTTTTCACAAAAGTCTTTAAGAACTCTTGTTGCAGATGTAATATTTCTGCCTATTTCTTTTGCAAGTTTATCTTCACCTGCCTCTTCCCAAACAGCCTTTGATTGTTTCAGTTGCCTTATTGCTCTTTCATAAGCCCTTTGTTGTTGGCTTAACGCATATTGCTTTTCAACCTCTTCTTCACTGTATTGAGTTGCCTGTGTATCACCTGTATAATTCATTTGAAATTGATGATAGCAATTTATTCCACATATTCCTAACATTTCACCGTATCCACAAGTGCTTTCAAATTCTTCATAACCCTCAACTGCTTCACCATCTTTTGAATAATACACTTTCCCTTGCCAACTACTATGGTCTTCGTAAGGGTGTTTCATATATTTATTCCAAGTTCTTGCTGTCGGGTGTGATGATGTTTCAATAAATTTTGCACTTGATTTCATAAAATTACTTTTGTTTACTTCTGCATTGCTCTTATTTACCAAAGACATAACATCTCTTCTTAACACATTTTCAACAGAATAGTTTTTGCTTTTACCACCACCAAAACTCTCATAAATGGTTATCCCATTCTTTATAATACCTTTGTAAACTTGTTTTAATCTTTCAGTTCCAGACATAAATTTTAAACCAGTGTTAACTTGCTGGTAACTTGCTGAATATCTTGAATAAGCACTATTAACAATCTTCTTGTTTAATTGTTCTATGAATAACATAGCACCTAAAAATAACGGTTGAACCATTGAATTAGCCTCACCTTTACTTAATGGTATAACATCTCCTGGCTCTTCGTTTGCAAACTGTTTTTCGTTTGATTTTACAGTTTTATTCTCACTGTCTTTGAAAATCATTGCAGTTACTTTTTCTATAAGTGGTTTATAGTCATCTGTCTTTTGTTGTAATTGACTGAAAACCTTTATTGGCTCTGTTCCTTTCTTTAAATTCTTAACGATAATTCTTAACAAATCGCTTTGTAGGTCATTATATGTTTCAATGAGTTCTCTTGGCAATTCATTACTTAAATAATTATAAGAGTGCATTTACTATTCTCCACTGAAAAAGTTTGACATACTTGGTTCTTGTGCTTTAATTTCAGCAATCTTTTTAGATGCAGTTTCTTCATCTTCTGCATACCATTTTGCCCTATACTCTTCTTTGCTCATAACTCCAAGTGAAACATCTGCCCTATCGTTAAGTTTTTGATTTTCCTTATCTTCAATGATACTATCATCAAATTTGATTTCAATATTTTCATCTTCAACAAATGAATAACTGCCATCACCAAACTTATTGTTTACATATATCAAAGTTTTAATTAATGATACTAGCACCTCATTTAAAACTATTTCATGTTTTTTAAGTGTTCTAAACAATTCACTGTTTTCACTTACAACCTGTGTAGCAGTAGCCATACCATTTCCATCAAATCTATATCTGTTTTCTCCAAAACCAACAGCACTTGATAAAAGATTTAATGCTTTATTAATACCATTGAAGAACGCATCAACTCTTAATGATGGACTATAAAATTCAAGTGGTTTCTTACTGTCTGTGCCTCCATTACCATATACATAGAACGCAATATCATTATTGTCAAATACTTTGTGTTCTCCACTTTCATCGTATCTAACAAGTTCTTTGTCAACAAATATTCTTGCTCTTCCCAAACTCATTTCATTGCAAAAACCATCATAAGCAAGGTCAACACCCTCTAACTTATCCAAAGAGTTTGCATAAATTGAAATTCCCATTGGACTATTGATGTCAATATTGTTTGAGATGTTTGGTTTTATCATTTTAAACCAAGCAATTTCGCTTAATGTATCAAATTCGCTATCATCTCCATTTTCAATATCGCCAATATTCATTTGCAAATCATTGTTTTGTTTTTGCCCTTTGATTGTTCTAATAAAATAATGGCCTCTTTCATTGATTAAGTGAAATTGAAATACTACATTATTTCCATTGATATTTACAAATGCACATTCTGTGATTTCATCATCTTCAACTGTTATAGGAAATATCTTTGTTCTATTGACAAATTGTAGTTTAATCTTCTTCTTATCATCAATTCCAATAACAAAAGCACCCTGTCCTAATGCGAATGTTTCTTCAACACCTTTATTTCCTTTTGTCCAGAATTTTAATTCATTAAGGAGTTTTGTCATTTGCTCTTGGTTACTTTCATTACCCATTGCAATATCTGTCTTTTCATTAAGCAATAAGTTAGCCCAATCTTCGCAGATTTGCTTTGCCATATTTAGTGTTTTTCTTTTGCATTGAATTTTCTTTTCACCATTGTAAATTTTATAATTGTGAAAATCTTTTACATCGCCACTATACCATTCTTTCCATAAATCAGTAAAGTCCTCTAAATAAATTGGCTCTTTGCCTGTTACTGTTTTGATAACACCTTTAATATCCATAATAACTCCTAAACTAAATATTTTAAATCGTTTAAGTGTGGTTCAAGACTATATTCAAAAGCATCTAATGTATCTACATCTGTTGTCCCATTGTCCAATCTTTCGTCCTCATGCCCTTCTTTGTTATTCCAAACAGCCTGACACATTGCATCTATAAGTGTCTGACATTGTTCCTTTACAACAAAGAACTTTCCCAATGACTGCAACCTCGTTGTCAATCTTATTCTTTCATTGATTGGATTTTTCTTTGCGTTGTATATATTTACTGGAACTACATTCATAGAAATTGCTTTCTTTAACCCTGCAATGAGTATTTGTTCTGCACTATCACAGTAAGCCTCGCCACCCCTCTTGAACTTATTATAACACTCTTTAACAAATATGACAAACTTTTCTGCCAACTTGTCTGGTGTTATATATCCATCAAACTTTTCTGTCTTTAAAACAATAACCTCACTTAATCCATAAGTAAACCCTGTGCAACAGAATGTATTTGAAGAACCATTACCACCAAAGTCAACACCAAATTTTATGTGAGATAACTTAAACTTACTAAAAACCTCTTCTTCACTTATAAGGTATTTGTCTGTGTGTTCTGCAAAGTCCTCATAAATCAACCCCTCTGCAACACATCTCATTCCTAGAATATCTCGTTTATACCAAATGGTTGTTGGGTCATACATTGACTTTATCGCTTCTCTTCTTTCATCTGTAACAGATAAATTGTCATCAATAGTGAAATGTTGATAATTGTAGCCACCAACTAAACCATCTCTTCCATATTTATCTATGTAATCTTTGTAAATCTTATGATTTGGATTACAAGGGTTTAAGTCCCATAAGATTTTAATGTTCTTACTTGCCAACTGTCTAGCAAATGCAACCTTAATAAAACTCGTTCTACTGTCATCACTATCAAAGTGTTCGTTGATTTCGGTTGCTATCCATAACCCATAAGAGTTACCAAGTATCTTCTTGTAACTGTCTGCCTTTCCTCCACCTGCAAATATTACAACTTTCTCGCCTGTCTTTGTATTAATATAAAGAGCCTCATTCCCTTTATACTTTCCCCACTTGCATCTTCCTGCGAACAAATACTCTAACCCAAATCCATTACAATCTCCAATATTGAGTTTTGCATTTGGCAAAGATGAACCACTAGCAAGATGTATCTTATCTTCGCAGGTTTCTAAATACATCATAGCAATTATACAGTTATCAATAGTTTTACCAGCACGAACAGCACCCTCACCCACAGACATCTTTAATTTATATCCATTGTGAATGTATCGTTTATGTTTATCACTGAAAGGACACCATTGTATTTTCTGCATAATTATTTTTCCTTACTATCATTATTATCTAACTTCAATAAGTCTGCCAATACTGTGATGTCCTCAAAATTAGTTGTCTGCTCAATTTTCTCTGCTTGATTGAGCCATTGTTTACCTAACCAAATTGCCATTGTCACATTGTGCTCTGCTTGTTTGTATTGGTATCTTCTTAAACTTATTTTGCCATTTTGAGAGTATCTTTTATATGTCTCCGAAAAAGTCATACCATACTCTTTCTTACACCAGTTCTCTATTGTATCTTCACAACAATCAAAGAACCCTGCAATCTCTACCAGTGTGCATTGTAGATTACATAAACCTTCAAATGTCTTTTTGTCTATTTCTTTCTTTGGTCTACCATTAGGCTTCCCTGTTGGCTTTCTCCCCATAATACACCCCTTTTTTACCTATTGTGAGTTTAAAAGACTTGTCCAAAATTACTTTGGATACCAAGCCTTTGAAAACTCTTTATTCTCTATATCTAATGCTTTAAATACATTGTCCATCATAAGAACATCAATCTCATCTTTTGTTGCTCCAATTTCAGCACATATATCTTTAATGCTCATTTGATAATCTTCTACAAGACTGTGAATAATCTCACTCATCTTAATTGCAATATGTGAACCTTTCGCCCTGTTTATTCTAATTGTCAAACATTTTCTTTGAGCCTTTGTCAACTTCATAACAACTACTGGCACAAGACCGTTTGTCATTGCATTAACTTCTTTATCTGTTTTACATAATGAAGCCCTATGAAATCCATCTATAATTTCAAATTGTCCCTCATCTTCCTCATTCACAAGAATAGGTTGTATCCAACCTTGTTTTAATAAACTAAACTTCAAAAGTTTTAACTCTGGTGAAAAGACTACATTTGGGTTGTAGTCATTCGCCTTTAATTTATCTACTGAAATCCATTGAACATTGCTGATTGGCATTTCCTTTATTTCCATTTTTATCTCCTTTTTTATAACTCATTACTGGGTCAAATATTTTACCTTTTTTAACTTGACTAAAATAATACATTGCATATCTATACCATTTGTGTTTTTCACCTATCTCTTTAATATGTAAATATCTGTGACACTTAAAACATAAGCATTTTAAACTGTTTAATGCTACATCATAATTATAATCAAAACAATGATACTCTCTTATACCTTTGTCTTGGCCACAAATCTCACACTTCATGGTCATTGGGTCTTTTAATTCGCCAGACTTAATTGCCTCTTTAACCCTCTTTAAATTTTCCATTCTCTGTTCAGGTGTAAAACCCTTATAGTCTTTTTGCATTATAACTCATATCTCCCATAATATATATTATTTTTGTCATTAAACCTCACAACCTCCATACCCTCTCTTTTATGACTAGATACAGATAATTCTGTGCAGAATAATGTAATGACCTTAATATTCATTTTATTACATATATCTTTTGCGTGTTGTATAAATCTTTTTAAACAGCCCTGTCTTCTATACTCTTTTAAAGTATAATTACTTTTAAACCTTGCAGACTTGTTATTTATCATTAAACAATAAAACGAAATTAACTTGTCTGCATCATATATTCCAAACCATTTACAATTATTATTATTGTGGAATGAAACCTGCTCTTTAATGGCGATTTTCCTATATTTCAACACTTCTTCAAATTCAATTTCTCTTATTTCACTAAACATCTAAACCCTCATAAACTAAATCTTGTTTTGTTATTTTACATTGTGGATTAATATGTCTTTTATAGTTACCATTGATAATTTGTTTAAACACATAGTTAATTGGATAACCTCCAAGCGTAGACTTGTTTTCACCTTTCATTAATTTATTATCTCTTGTCCTCTTTGCTGTTAATACTCTCTGTTTTGCAAGTTTATTCTGCTTCTCATCTAAAATATTGTCATCAATATATTTCAATATTCCTTTCCAAGAATGTTCATACCCTAACATAACTGAATATTTATCCAAAGAGTTCCAATATCTCTCTTGCACCAACATCTCTGGGAATATATCAATAATCTGTTGATAAAATGTTGGATACAGTGTTTTAAGTTTATTAAACCTCTTACTACTTTCTGCGTGTAGAGGTGTTGATACTCTCAAATTGTCATTATTTAAAACTTGCAAATCATAAATTCCACAGTATTTAATATTCTTTTTATAGAAATATAGGAACACATCATCTTGTGACCAATCATAAATAGGCTTACATAGTTTAACCTTTGGTGTCTTTGTTTCGTTAATATAATTATCATACTTTTTAGCAATACAACTACTCAACCTAATAAGACTTTCATCAGCCCTAATACCTGTCAAAAATGCTATCTTCCCTGTAACATTTTCAACACAAAATGCGTCCATTGAATATTGGTCAAACACTCTTTTATCACCTTTTTCCAAAGTAATAGCAAATTCTGGTTTCTGTCTAATCCATTTTCTGTTTTCGTCCCATTGTATATACTCAACAGTATTTCCTAAAATAAACTTTGTTGATTTTAATGGAACTGCATAATAATAAAAATTAAACTTGCCACTATTGTATATTTCAGTCACAAAATCAATAACATCATCTGGTATAATCTCTTCATCTCTAAAAATTACATTGACTTTTTCAGTTATACCTAATTCATCATAAACCTCTTGTGTCAACCAGAGAACTGCCAAACTATCTTTGCCACCACTAAAACATACATATATTTTATCAAAAATATCTATAATATGCTTAATTCTACTTTTTGCCTCATTGTATACATCGTTGTCAATGTATCTTTTAACCATGCTTTCTTTTTGTTCCATTAGTAATCACTTTCCTTCAAAAACTTAATTATTCTTCCTGCCTGTGTTTGTTCATTTGGATATTTTTTCTTTAACCTAACCAAGAACTCACAAAAAATATCTTTTTGGATTGCATTATCAAATATAATATTATATTGTATAATTTCATTGTTATACTCTCTTCCACTTTGAGATTTTTCATTATATTCTTTTTTCTCGTTGGTTACATCATCTTTTAAATCTTCCAAGTCTAAATCCAACTCTTCTGGAATATAAAAATCAAATTCTCCCATGTCAATATTTGATATTCCCATCAATTCTTCTCTTAATAAGTCAGTATCCCAAATTGACTTTTCACTAACCTTATTATCTGCAAGTCTATAAGCCTTTATCTGTTCTTTTGATAAATCATCTGCAATAATTACTGGCACTTTTGATAGTCCAAGTTTTTGACTTGCCTTATATCTTGTGTGTCCAGTAACAATAATTTTATCTTTATCTACTACTATTGGAACTTTAAATCCAAACTCCTTTATGCTTTTTGCAACCCCATCAACAGCGTGTTCATTGCGTCTTGGGTTTTTTTCGTATGGCTTAATTTCTTCCAACGCCATCATTACAATATTTGGATTTTGCTTTGTCATATTACATACCTTCTTTTTTAATTCTTTCTAGTTCTTCTGCTGAAATTCTCCAATCTCTACCAACCTTAACAGCTTTTATTCTTCCTTTTTGGATATATCTAAAAACGGTCATTGGGTTAATATTTAAAGCATCAGCGACATCTTTAATACTTAACATACCTTTATTTTCCTTTACTTTTACTAATTATATTCTACTATTTTTATTGCTTTTTGTCAACAAAAAAGAGTGTTATTTGCACTCTTTAATGATTTTATCAAAATCTTCAATATACCTTTTTATAACAGGTGTTAGTTTTTCTGCAAGTCTATTATTAAGTTTGTTTCCAAAATAATCTTCCATTAAGTCATCAATTATATGGTTTCTTAATGTCATTTTGCATACATAATTTGCAAATCTATGTCCAACGGTCATCTTGCCCATTGTTTCAAAAAAATCTGCCATACTGTCCATTTCTTTATCAATAATTTCAATAGTTTCATTTTTTTTCATAACTTATCTTTCCCTCCAAATATAATTTTTGTTTATATCTTCTTGTTTCTCTTACATCTTTTGCGTGTTCTTCGCCAAATTTTTGATACTTATGCCAATTCTCTTTTGTATATTGCTTTCTTCTTTCTGCTATCTGTGGGTTTACTGTAACTTGAATAACAGACCTGCTAACACCAAACTTTCTAGCCAATGGTCTTGTCCCACAAACACCTGTTGCATAAATTCGCCTTATTTCTTCTTTTTGTTCTTCGCTTAACTTTCTGCGTCTGTCAAGCATAGTTCCCTCTATCTTTATCTTTTCACTTTTGTAAGGCATAACCTATCTCCCTAATTTTTTTCTAGCATCTTCCTTGTATCGTTTCTTCATTGTTTTAAAATTCAAATTTCTTGTTCCACGCAAACTAGGAAATTTATTGTAAAACACATCAGCACAAGCATCATCTAATGCTCTGTCTGTTACAATAATATTCTCTCTTTCTTTTTCAGTTATCAACATTCCTTTATTATCTAAAAAAGTGATAACACTTAATGGACAAGCCTTAACACCCATTTGTCTTTCAAGCCACTTGCCATACTCTCTTTCCAACTTTTGTCTTTCACTAATTGTCATCATCTTTCTCCTTGTTTCTTAAATAGTCACCAAAAGCAATTTCAATAATATCATCAATGTATCTATCTCTTTCTTTCTTCCATCTTAACTCACTAAATAGCATTGAAAGAGCCAACATTATACAACAAGCCCAAGCCAAAATATTGTTGATGATGTTAGCACCAAATATACTTACCCAAACAATATTGAAAATGTAGCATAAAATACATATTACCCAACAAATAATTATTTTCATAATTCCTCCAATAATTCAGGTTTATCGTGAATATTGCCAATAACCTCACAATTATCTTGACACCATAAAGCATTTTGCATTTCACCAAGAGTGTTCCAAGTTATCTTCGGTCTTTTATAAAATTCTTCAATAGGTTCACTATCAAAACCACCATAACTATATCTAATTACATATAATTTTCCATCTGGTCTTTTTATAACATCGCCTTCAAAAAGTTTTACTCCATTTTTATCACAAAGACCAATATATTGACCTAATGTTTGTTTTTTAATATCAAAACACCCATAACCACAACACTTACTGCGTCTATGTCTTTCTTTTTGAAATATAGTTTTTTCATCTATCAAGTAACCATAAACCCATTCATCTGGTTCATCGGCAACTTTGCCTCTAAACAAAATCTCTCTCATATTTTACCTCTCTTTTTTACTAGCACTAACATTATCAACAAAAGTGAATGTTACTGTGCCACTTTTCAGCCTTTTGATATAACAAAGATATTCTCCAAAAGTTACCTGTGCTTCTTCAAAAATTTCAACTCCAATTCTTAAATATTTATCTACAATAGTCAACAGTGTTGTGTTAACCAAATCGCTTGTATTATTTTTAATGATTATCTTTTTATACATACTACTTATCTCCTTTAAGTAATTTGATTTGTTGGTTGATTTGGTCAACACTTAATTTATATCCACGAATAACACCCAACAATTCGTGATAGTCTTCATATTCAACAGGGTCTAACAAAACACTAGCATTATTGATTTCTTCATTGAGTTTAACCTTTGCCTTTTCAAGTTCTTCTATTGCTTTTTTGTTTTGAAAACCATTACAATAAGCATCTTCATAGTATTTTTGTGCTTCGTGGTTTAACTTCTTGTTTCTATTTTTTTCTTCTTGAAGTTGCTGTTTGATTTTTGCTTTATCTTGTTGATTAAACTCTATTTCAAGTTTTCTTGCTTCTTGACAAGCATTGTATTTTTCAGTCACCTCTGCAAGTTTTTGTTTAAGCTCTTTGTTTTCTTTTTCTAAATCGTTTGAATGTGCTATTTCTTCAACGCCTTTTTTAAACGCTTCTAAAAAATCCATACTACTTATCTCCTAAAAAAATTCCTGCTTGTCCAAATTTATTTTTAACTTTTTCGGTTAAATGCTTCCTCCCTGTCAATATCAAACTTATATAAGACTTTCCTATACCAGTCTTTCTCGCAAGTCTTTCATAGGTTAGGTCTAAATCAATAAGTTGTTTCTTTATTGACTTAATATCTTTATCGTTTAATAAATAATATGTCTTAACTACTTTTTTCATTATAGTTCTCCTTTAATTTTCATAGCCTTTTGCCAAATCTCATTTGTCAACCTTTCAATTCTTTCCATTGTTTCAGTTGTTGTTGATTGGCTGTGATGTCTTGCAAAATCTAATTCAAAAATCGCAAACCTAAATGCTTTCTTTAAATCTTTAACCATACTATCTGCTTCACCAACAAATTTCAAATGTTCATCACACTCGTTACTTAACTCTTTATTTAAAAGTTCAATTTTTTTATCTTTCTCAACAACCATATCACAAAGTTTATCGTGTTCTTTTTGAATTTCGTTAAAATCTTCTAGTGCCATTTTAAGTTGTTGTTTAAGTTTAACGATTGCCTTGTCTTTTGCAGTTATTTCATCTGCTTGCCTTCTAATTTTTAGTGTGGTTTCCGTTTGTCTAATTGAATATGCTCGTCTTGATGCTTTTTTAATTCTTTCTTCACTCTCTGCAAGTTGCTTTTCTAGGTCGGAGATTTTATCAAACAAATATTTTGGTTGTTCTTTTTCAAAACATTCAGAACAAATAAGTTTTTTATCAACTTTGCTTAAATAACCACAATAAACAAGTTCTTTGTTACATCTTTTACAATAAGACTTTTCTTCACTCACTTTCAACCACCACCTTTTCAATAAATCCTGCGTCTTTTAAGTCTTTAATAAAATGGTCAACATTTAACTTATCATTGATTACATAATTCCTACACTTTATAATCCTTGTTTTCTTGTCAACCCTAACAACCCAGTTATCATCTAAATCTTTACAATAACAGGTTTGCAAATAATAGTATCCAAACTTTTCAAGTTCTTTAAATCCAACATCTTCTTTTAAGATAGCAACTTTAACTCTATTTTTTTTCATCTTTTGCCTCCAATGGCTCTTGTCTATAATCACAAAATGCCTCATGCAACTCGCAATTATTAAACACTTTATTTCCATATCTCATTTCGTATCCATGAAAATCATTCAAGCTACTGCAACCATCAATGATACATAAAATACTAAAAGCCAAACCATCTAGCCTATATTGAGCCTCCGTAATTCCCTCATGCTTCATAGCACTTTCAAAAGCACTTTTATCAAGTGTAGCCCAATATTTAATATCCATCTTAATTGCGTTTAAAAACTTATCTAACTCTTTGTTCATAGTTCCCTCCGTTTAAACTCCACCATGTATATCATCTCTATACAAGTCTGGGTTATCATCAATTTCTTTTTGCCATGTTTCCCTTTGTTCTCTCTCTGCTTCTTCAATAGCTTCACTATAATATTTAATAACTGTATCTTCAATATCTAAATCAAGAATAATTCTATATGCTGTTTTTTCTGAAATACCATAATCTTTTGACATCTCTTCACAGCAAATTTCTAACTCATCTTCAAATTCCATAGCTACCTCGTTTTAACAAACTCGTTAATTTGAACATCATAAAGTTTTTTAGGGTTCTCTTTGCATCTTTCAACCCATTTGATGTGTCCACCTTTCGCTTTATCTTTGTCTTTGTATCTTTCAACAATTATAATTTTACTATTGTTTCTACAAACTGCTGTTTCAAACATTTTAATATCATCACAATAACAGGTATCAATAATCCAGTCTTTAATCTCTGTATTATCAACAACTCTCAATTCGTATGGTGTCCAGTTGTGAACACTAAAAAATCTATTTAAAATTTCTGCTGTTTCATCAGAACAATATCCGTTATCCATAAACTATTTCTCCACCATATTAAAGTTACTTTGTAAGAACTCTGCAAGTTCATAAATCTCATTTGTTTTCTTTTCAACATCTAGCCTTTCCATTTCGCCATCTTCATTTTGTTCAAAAATTGCACATTCTTTTGTGCCTTCTTCCAAAGCGTTTAATGCCCAACTAAATACATCGTTTAATAATTTTAATTATTTCTTTTTCATCTTTACCATAATTTTTCTCCTAACCAATTCTTCTAATTCCACCACCATAAGATTGCAATAAAATACTACCAATCTCACTGTCATATTCATAATCTACATTCCAAACATAAGCCAATGCAATAAACTCATTGATGTCATTACTTACTTCACTGCAATATACTTGATTGTCCCAGTCTGATTTATACTTTGAAACAAATAAAAAGTCATACATTTCACCAATGTTTGTTTTTTCGTGGGTTACTGCATATACAACAAAACCATATCTTTCTTCCAACTCTTTGATTTTGTTTTGTATCTTTTCTTCTTGATAAGCCCAATAACCACCAAAGTTCTCAAAGAAGCAAACCCAGTCTTTATTCTTAAAACCATTGATGTATGGTTTATAAATATCCAACTTTTTCATCAACTTAATTGCCTCTTCTTTCATTTCTTCTCTTGTAGCAATTTTCTCTTCTTCTTCAAATTCTTCAATTTCTCTTTTTCTTTTTGCCATTTTCAAGTTCCTCCACTCTTTCTAACAATTTCCTTACAGCGTATGTCAATCTTTCAACATCTGTCACTAAACTGTCTATTACATCTGTTACCCATTTTTCAAATTCATAATCCACAGGCCTCCCTCCTAATCTTTAACTTACAATAGTATTATAACATATTATATCATAGAAGTAAAGCGATTTTATATATTTTCTTTAACTTTTATATATTTTTGTATATTCTTTTAATAAGAAGTCAATATAGTCTTTTTTGGTTATCCCAAGAATATTACAAAACACACTCATCTCTGCGTTTCCAAGAACTTCATCAACAGCCATAACCATACACTTCCTGATGTTATTCTTACCCATATATGCTCTATATATAACATTTGCTTTTTCTAAAATTTTCTCTAAATTATTCTTTACCATTGATATTTTCCACCTTTACTTCATTTATTTCCTTACAACCGTGACACTTAATAAATAACTGGTTAGCAGTGGTGTTCTTATTTATTCCTGCCAACTTGCAACCACAAACACCACATATAACCCAATCTCTAATCTTTATTGCGTTTATCATACTTCAACATCTCCTTTATATGTTCTACACCTTTATCTCTTATTTGGTCTATTGAAATATAAATATTGTTTTTACCATATATTTCCTCAACAAATCTTTTAAAATCAGAACTACATAATTCAGTTCTTAACTCTCTTCCATACCCACTTCTATATTTACCCTTTGGTGTTCTAGCAACCCACTCAAAACCAATGGCTCTAAAAAATGCTGTGTGCATTAAGGGAAACGCACATCTCTTGATGTCTAATGGTTGATTTGCACTCTTTACTTTTACTGTCAATATATCAGAACTATAATTGTCCGTATAGTTTTGAGTTGCAAATAGGTTAAACCTATAACCCTCCATTTCTAATTGAGTAATGGCACTTAAAAACTTCTTTCCTGCGTCCAATATTGTTTTATTTGATGTTCCAGCATAACAACTATTACAATATACAATGGTTACAACCTTTGCCTTTATAGGCTTGGTTGTTATATCAACCATACATTCAGGAACATTTAATATAGACAATGGAACTACTGGTGCAAACCCACACACATTATTCCTAAAAGTAAATCTTTTTCCTATACCCTCTGAATTAGACTTAAAACTCTTATCAAACTCTTTTACATTTACATCATATCCATTCTTTAAGAGTTCAAATGCGTCCTTGTGGCTACTCACTCCACCGAACCAATCACTGTCATATTTCATTCTATCTTCGTTTTCTTTTTGATGATTTCTATATCTATCGCAACTATAATCTCGTTTTTCAAGGTCATTAACCATTTCCTGTGCACTATCGTAGCACTCCCAGTTGACATTCATGGTTGTTCCATTATTCTTTTTAAATTTCTTTTCAATAATCATAACCCACCACCAGACTACATTTCATTTTTAATGTCATATAATGCTTCTCTATAATGGTTCATAACACTCATACCATTTACAATCAAGTTTAGGTCATCTTTTTCCATTGACTTAATTAAACAACTTTTTAGAACCTCTTTAACTCCCAACAATGCTTCCATTTTGGCAATTCTTCCAATGGCTCTATAACTAACTACACATCTAACACCTGCTTTTTGTGCTGATTTTCTAAAATCATCTGCAAACTCTACAAGGTCTTTATTGTTCAATGAAACACTTAATTCAATATTCTTGTCATAATCAACATTCACCAACGCAAATCTATCCAATGATGCCATATCTAATTGATTTCTTCCAACATAATCATAATCTGCTCCCAAACCAAAGGTGTTACCAGCACCAATTACTCTAAACTTTTCATTGGCCTCAACATAGCCTATTGGTGCAGGGAAATCAAAATAACCATTGGCTATCGCACTATTCAATATAACTAAAACTTCTGGAATTGATGCGTCCATCTCGTCCAACATAAATAACCCACCATTTTTAAAAGCCTTATAAAATTGAGTTTCATGATACACTCCATTAGCATCTGTAAATCCTGTTATCTTATATTCTTGGGTTACAGCGTTACTAAAATAAAAATCAAGTCCCAGAGATTTTGCTACCTGCTTACACAAAACATTCTTACCTGTTCCTGCCCTACCTGTTAAAAATACAGGCTCTTTATTGGCAACAAACTTTAAGACTTCATCAAACTTTTCGTGTAACACCTCATTCATAGGTTTAGGTGGCAAGTCATCAACTGTTACTTGAACTTTTCTTTCAATAACTCCATATTCACTTTTTACAAAATCCCTTACTGCATCACCAATATTTCCAAGAACCTTCTTTTCAAGTTCTTCGCTTTGTGTCTTGGCAATCATTTCCACAACTGCTTTGCTCAATAAATCCATCGCATTATTCACATTTGTTGGTTGTGGTTCTGCATTTAAGGGTTCATTAGGTTTGAATTTAGATACACAACTAACAAGATTATAGAACTTGTTATAGTTATCTTCAATATAAACCATTAATGGTGCTTTGTTCCAATTACTTTTTTCCAAAGCCATCTCCACTGCATCTCGGTTCAATTTGTTACTACACTTATAGTGCATATTTGTTTTCTTGTTATAAAATCTTATAACATCATCAACTAATTTTTCTTTTTCTTCTGGTGTCATAGCACTCTCCTTTGATGTTAGGTCATCACCCTTTATATTTTGCCTTTTGGCTGGGGTGGGTAGTTTTTATAGTGTCCCCACCAACGCACTTTTTATGCTTCACACACTCCCAAAAACTCAACATCTTCTGTATTAAAGTCTTTTGAGAGTTTTTTTACTAAATTGTCAATAGTTTGAATTTCATTAACCTGCTCTCTGCTAATTTCAATCCATTTTGTTTTACCATTGATTTCTACTACAACTGTCATAACCTGTCCCCTCTTTTATTAATCTTACAATAGTATTATAACATATTATATCACAGGTGTAAAGTATTTTTATTAACTTTTATTTATTTTTATTTACTTTTTCCAAGTGTCTACCAAGAACCATGCTTCCATTTTCAAGAATAACTGTTCCACCTGCTAGGAAACCTGCAACATCAAGAACTCTATATACTTTATTTGGGTTGCATTTAGCACCAATTACAAAACCAAGTGCCCCATCTTTGATTTTAACATAATCGCCCTTTTTAAGTTTACACTCTGTTTCAAACCCTTTTAAGAATTGTTCAACAGTTCCTTCATTTTCTTGTTCAAGTTCTTCTGTAAGTTTTCTAACCTTTGCATACTTAACTCCGTGAGCCTTTAAAAGAGCAATCATAACGCCTTTTTCAATATCAAAGTTATCTTCAACATCACAAGATGCAAAGTAATTTACACCGTCTTTTGTATAACAAATGACATCATCTTTCATTGAAATTTTTTCATTTTTTTCTAAATCTTCTTTTTCATCTACTAATTCAAGATTTTCACGAAGGAAATTTCTGCAATACCCAAATTTTCCAACTTTTCCTTCAACAATTTTACAAGATGCTCCCTTTTTAATTGATTTAGCACCACTATCATTTGGAACTGTGTTTTCTAATGCTGGGTTTTTCTTATCATTAAACTCAACTCCGTATGAGTAAAACTCGTGTCCTCCAACATTAATTGCTTTAACATTAATCACTGTCCCAATTTGTCCAAATCCTTTTCCTTCCATAATATCTGCGATAAAGTGTCCTGATTTTTTAATTCTAACTTTATCCCCTACTTTAAATGCTTTTTTCATTTTTATTTTTCTCCTTTTCTTTTATTTTTTTGCATTTCAAATTTTGACATTTTCTCAAAACCATTTTGTTTTAAGAACTCGTTAATGTGTCTACCAGTGGTTACTGAAAACCAACCATAGACTTCAACTTTTCCATCTTCAATTTTTGCCACAAGCGTATCATAAGACCAAAGTTCTTTATAACCTTTTGAGTTATATGTTTCTTCACTTTCAACAACTTTTGCCTTACCATAAAAACTAGCACACCTATCAAATCTAGCCTCTAAATCATACTCAAAAACTTTCACTGTCTGTTCCCTCCTATCAAATTTATACATTGATTATAACATATTATATCATAGGTGTAAAGCGATTTTATTGACTTTTTTTTATTTTTTTTAACTTTTATTACAACTCTATATCATCTAAATCTCTATATCATCTAAATCATCAAATACATTTTCAAAATCTTCTTTCGTGTATTGTCTTTGTTCAAATCCAGGCTCATCACCTTTTTTGTAAACTATCTTTTGATTATTATAACTAACCCATTTGCTTCCATCGTCCTTAAATGTTGCCATTCCAAATCTTCTATTTAAGAAATCTTCTAGCGTCCATTTATAATCAAAGAAATATGTTCTATCTTTAATTACCTTGTCATAACGGTCAATGAATTTTTTAATATCTTCTTCGCTGTATTTTTTTAGTGCTTTTTCAATAGCATGTGCTCTTTCAGTTGTTAGTTCTTTATGTTTTATTATGTTTTTACTATTCCAATGATTAAAAATATTAGATATAGAATTAGATATAGATATAGATATATAATTGCGTTTCTCTTTCGTTACACTAGCGTTACTCTGTAACGCCTTTATATTTTCATTATTTTCTATTTTTAAGTTTTCTTTTTTTTCTCTAAATCTTCTTACTCTTTCAGCACTAGATGTTTCAGTTCCTATGTTATTACAGGCCTCAACAAATAAAAACTCTTCATCTTTTGCCTCAACAAGACTTTGTTGTTTTAAGTATGCCAATGTTAGTTGCACATCTTCAACCTGTTCATCTAGCTTTAACGCTAACTCTTCTTCAAAATTATCTTCTATGCCCTCAAATGTTATCACACCACCATTTGAAACACTTAATAACTGCATCTTTAAATAAATAATAGTATAAGTATCTCCACCAGCAATTCTTCTTAATTTTTTAATCTTTGGACTATCAAAATAATTCTCTTTTAATTTTAACCAATAATATCTTTTTTCTGCCATACACCTAACTCCTTATAAAATAAAAAACCACCAAACTACTTTGCCTGTTGTGGTTGTCAGCATTTCATTTGGTGGCTATATCGCCAAATATTTAGTTGATACCTAGTATATAGGCAACCACTCCTAAATACTTGGCATTATTTTTTGTTAAAACATTATCGCTGTTCATTTTAACAATATTATTATATCAGCAAAATTTCAGATTGTAAAGTAAATTATGGCAAATCTCCATAAATTTCATCATCATCTTCTTCAACAGGCTCGTTTCCTTTTTTTGAATTTGATGACAAGAACTCAATTTCCTCTGCAACTATTTCAGTCGCATATTTTTTTTGACCTTTTGCATCTTCCCAGTTACGATAACCAATTTTCCCAACAAGACTTATCAAACTACCTTTATGAAGATATTTTAAACAATTCTCTGCTTGTTTATTCCAAACAATAATGGTGTGGAATGTTGTAACTCTTTCTCCATTTCTTGCATAATTTTCTGGCGTTGCTAATTGAAACTTACATAACACCTTATCATTTGCATCAATTTTTTCAGGCTCTTTTGTTAATCTGCCTATCAATAATACTTTATTCATACTACTCTCCTTCTACAAAATTTCTAACCCAATTTTTAACTTTTTCTTGCCTATCTTCCCTTATAACTGCAACTTTTACACTAACCAAATCTTGCCTATACTCTTGTATCTTTCTTCTAGCCCTTGAACAAGTTTCAAATGTTGGGTATCCCTTAATTCTTGCAGTTGCCAAAAAGTCATATAATGAGATTTTCTTTAAATCAACACCCATTCGTTTTAACACTGCACCATATAAAATAAAATCATCTTCCCTTGATTTAGGGTTTGTTGTGAGTGCATCAAGCACTATCTCCTCCGTTTTTTTTAATTTCATCGTTCCCTCCAATAAATTCTAAAAACCTTAATTTTGCATTTGTTGGTCTTACTCCAAATCCTTTTTGGTCAAAAGTTAAATATTTAAACATTGATATTACTTCTTTTCTTGCTTTTTCATATCCATAAGCAATCCCATCTCTGTATGTTTTTGTTGGTTTTCTTTCTGCAATATCTACTTTACCCTTTCCTTGTCCACCACTTGTTTTGTTAAGTAGTTGATAACCTGCATTTGAAAACCTTAACTCAAAATCTTTTTCTTGTTTATCCAACTCTTCAATTCTAAAATGGAATATCATAAGTTCCCAACCAGTATCATTTACCATGCTTCGCAATTTATGTTTTCTTAATGATTTATCTATATGCTGGTCATATCCTAAAAGATGTTGAGCCAATCTAGTAAGCAAGTGTTTAGCTTGACCAACATACGCAAATCTAAAACCACCCTCCTGTCTGACAAAAACATAAATTCCACTTTCATCATCACATTGAGGGCACACATTAAGAATTTCTCTTTTTTTCTCTAACAACTTCTCTTTCCAATTTTTCATATTCATAGATAATTTTTCCCAAATATTTTTATAAATTCATCTCTACTGTATTTTTCTTCAAATTTTTTTTGAGCATATCTTTTCAATGATAAATCTAACTCTTTATTAAAATGAACACCATTATTTGACATATTATGCCAAGATGGTTTTAACCAAACCCACAAACCATACTCTTTTGACAATTTACGATTTGCTGTTCCATAAAACACCTCATGTCTAACAAGATTAGATGTTTCATGTGAAACAAAACACTCTTCTTTATCTTGCAGTATTGTTGGGTTATATCCGTTTTTATCCACAATAACTACTCCATAATGATTTTAATTCTGCGATTTTATCAGGTGTTTCAGTCTGTATACCTAAATCTTTTGCAGTGACAACAACCTCATCAATTAATCTTGACATCTCTTCGCTATTATAAGTTGATGAACCATAATAAACACAAATATCCGTATATCCAGTTTTTTCACTTTCTCCAACCTTTTCACAAAGCCAACCAAGACCTTTTAACTGCCATCTTTTTACAAAGGTTTCAACTGCCTCACTTTTCATTGATAAAATCTCAAAAGAACCAACATCTTTGATTATATGTTTATAAACCTCTTCTTTTGTGGTTCTCTGCTTCTTTGCTATTGCATCAAGCAACACCCAACAATAAGCATTTGCATTAAGACTTCTTTTTTCTCTCCAAATAGACATCTCTACCTTAACGCCTTTTTCAGTTTCAAATAAAGATTTCATTTCATCTTCTAAACCTTCAATACTTGAAAAATCAGTCTTTAATGTAAAAATTAACTTATTGTCAAATGTTCTTATTGCATCTTGAATGTTACCCTTAAATACTATCATAATATTCCTTAATTTTTTCTTTAATTGTTGAACTTACATTTGAATTATTTAAACAATAGTCAAGGTATCCTTTATCCTTTGTATAAATATCTGCAATGGTTAAACCTGCATATTTTCCTTTTTCAAACCTAAATTCAGCACTCTGACCTGTTTTTGCAGAACCTGTTTGTTTTGGTTTGTTCTCTTCCTGCTTTCCTGTTTTAAATGCAATTTCCCCATTATTATCCACAATAATTAAGTCTGTGATGCAACCATCATTATCATAAACAATTTTAGCAACCTTCATTAAACCACTTCTTTTCTTATCTTCATAATTTGCAATTTTATAAGAGTTGCCTTCTTTTATTGTTTCACAAGGAATAAATATAAATGGACTTGTGTATAACTCTCTTCCAATTCCCCAAGCAAATCCTGCTCTTTTTCGTGCATCTGACGCTTGTCCTTTTTCTTTATCTCCAAAGTCGCTTTCTACACCACAATCATCTTTCCAAATCCACTCGTTTCCACATTTGATACCAAGTGAACAATAGAGATTTCCAACAACTTCATAGAATTTGTTTTGCCAATTTTCAGCACCAACTGTTTCATCAAGAACAGCCATATCAACTCTTGCGTTTTTATAAAGTAATAGAGTATAACCCTTGCTTGTTACACTGCCAACCTTTACATCAATTTCATTTTCTCTTAATCTTCTAAATTTCATATTACCACCCTCCTAGTTTTACATTTAAACTATTTGCTACTTTGGTTTCTTTTAAATATTTTTCATAAACTTCTGGCATTTCTTCTTTTAATTTTGTAGCATCAAAAGATTTTCTAACTCCACCATTTCTAACTGAAATTGTCATATCTCCAAATTCAGTTTTATCAACCTTGCTCTCATCTAAAAACTTTAAAACCTTTGCTCTTAACTCATCTCTTCTTGCTTGTTGAGTTTTTGTTTCAACTTCAATAGACTTAAACAATAATTCAAGTTCATAAAGTTCTGCAATTTCATCTGTAATTTCAGAAACGCAATTTTCTTCTGTTTTTTTATAAATAATGCCATTTTTCTCACATTTGAACAACATTTTTATTTCTATAAGTGGTATTTTTTCTAATTCTATAAGTTCACACTTGCTTAATTCTTTTGGTAGATGACTACATAAAATTTTATCTACATCATCATAAATTCCCAATAAATAAGCATATATTGAACACTGCCATCTTACTGCTTCTTTATGAATTACAGTCCCTGTCTTATGGTCATCAATATAAACCTTTCCTGTTTCTTTGTTAACCAAAACTGTATCGCATTGTCCACAAGCAATTTCATTTCCTATAAAACACTCACAAGCAACAGGTTCTAAATTTTTTTCTTTTAACCATTTTAAATAAATTTCTGCCTCCATTGTTTCAGGCTCAACATTTTTTGTTAAACAGGCTTCAATATCTTCGTGAATTATAGTTCCTCTATTACTTGCTTTTTTTAGAACTTCTTTATTAACTGCTGAATAATTTGGTGATAGTCCATGCTTTTTCAAAAGTTGTGTTACAGAAATTAAACTATTACCATTAAACCAATATTGATGCAATAATTCATCAAATTCAATGCTTCTTTGCATTTTTTCTAAATTGCATAATATTTTCTCTTTGATTTCCATTTGTTCCCTCCTAATTTACTTTCATGTTTTTTAAAATCTTATCCACATCACTTTTTAAAAACTTAACTCTTGCACATTTTTCAGTTCCGTTTTTATAGTATGTGATTTTCTTTTTTGCCATCATTCTATCCAATGTAATTAACTGGATACCCAGAATGTTGCAAACTTCTTTTTTTGTCAACCATACTTGTTCCATTTTGTTCCCTCCTTCTATTTATTTACTGGTATGATGTGCTAAAAGGAGATAGCCGAATTAGATACTTTTGCACATCACTGGAGCAGGTAGTATTTATTGTGTCCCTGCCATCGCACAATTAAATAGATAAAATGTGTTTACCACTTTCTCTTGAATGATTAATACCAAGCCAAGCAATAGCTTCTAACATTCCTTTATAAAAAATAAAGTCTGGGTTGTTAGGCAAAAAATTATCAGTATTATTTCCCATTCTTTTATCAGTTTCCAAAGCCTGTTGGAATTTTTCATCTAATATTTCTTGTAATCTTTCTAAATGTGCCTTCTTCATAATAACCCTCCTAAATTGAATATATTAAACACATGGCCATATCAAACACTCTAACTTTATCATAATCTCCACTATTAAAAAATACCTGTGCACCTAACATAGCCTCTTCTCTTGTTGTATATGATAAATTTACCATTTTTTTGTCTTTTGTATAACATATTACAGTATACATAATTTGTTCCCTCCGTCCTTAACTTTATATACATATTATATCATACCATATCACCCAAGTCAAGTGATTATGTAATATTTTTAAAAGAAAATTAAAAAAAGTTAAAGAAAATAAAAAAGCACCCTTTTTCAAGAGTGCAGTTTGAGTATTGGTATGGTCTTCGCCAATTCAAGACTGGCTCTCATACTTGCTCAATGAGTTAAATGCAAAGACAATTTGCCTGTGATAAATACACTTGTCAGAATTAGTTAAGAGCAAGTGTTATACATCAGTGTTCTTTTTAAATTGTCTTAATTTCATTATACTGTTGTTTACTTTAATTGTCAAACGCTTTAATAAAAAAGAGAGCAGATTACTCCACTCTCCAAGCATCAGTAACAAGCTCACATCTGCAATCCCAAATATCATATACATTATTATCAATGGCACAAGTCAAATGTCCATCAATCCTTAATATATAAGTTCCTTTGTTGTGTAAGTCTGCAAACTCGCCAACTGAAAGACCTTCACTTGCAACTCTTTTATATTTAAAGACATCATCAAGCAAATGCCTATAACAACAGACACATAGTTTTTCACAGTTCAAAAGCCTTGCTGTATGGTATAATTTTTTCCTTATTTTAGGATAACTTAAACCAGTTCCAAGACATAAAGCCCTTGTAACACAATCGTTTTGCGTTTTTCCATCAGGGTTATTATTGTAATAAATAAAACGAGCCAACTTAACTCCTAGTCATCTGCACATACAATATTGTCATAGTATGCAGAAAGTTTTTCACTGCCTTTAAGTTCTGCATCTTCATCTTCTAGCCAGTCCCTTGCTAGTTTAATGTAAATGTCCAAGTTTGCCATACCAAGAGTTTTCTTATAATCATCAAACAACATCAAGGCAACTGTATACAATTCAGAGAACGAAAAATCTTTTTCTTTAATTCCCATTTCTTGCATTTTTCTATCAAAGTTGTCTTTTGTGAAATATGATTTATGTGGTTCATCTACCTCATCAAGCAATTCTTTTGACCATTCCATTAATTCATCATCTGTTAGGAACTCTCCCTCGCCATAATCTTCTCTTCTGCTTCTTCTATCATTTCTGCGATAATTAGTCATAACAGGGTAGAACATATCCATACCAGATTGTCTATCGTATTGGCTGTTTCTACCATAGTTCTCATAGTCGCTTTGTGTATATGAGCCACCATTATATCCACTAGAAGATTGCCTATCACTATATCCATAATTTCTATCATTTCCATAGTAACCACCCTCTCTATCTTGAATATATCTGCCAGTTCTTTGGCTTCTTCTTTGCATATCTCTCATAGACCTGCGATAATCTCTTCTATCTCTCATATCTCGTGAGTTTCTCATATCTCTTCTTCTAGGCATACTACACCACCTTTTCTGCATTAATTACTACACTTGTAAATGTTGCATCAATATCTTCACTTGTATTAACAAGAGAAATTGTCTTTGCTCCTGTTGTGTCATAACCAAGAACACAATCTCTATCAACCTTTACATAATAATCAATAACAAATGTTCTAAATTCGGTTGTTGCTGTTGTAATAGTTTGGGTTGAAACAGCACCTGCAACCAATTCACCATTTTCTAAAAGCGAAACAGTTACATCACCAGCAGTTTCACCAGTCCCTACAAGAACAGCTGTTATGTGATAAATTCCTTCATGGTTAAAAGTGATACCATTTGATGTTACACTAAATGCAGGAACACCACATCTGTTTGTTTTGCAAAATCTTCTATAAACATTACCAAGATTTACTTGACCTGTCGCAAGAACAGTTTGCTCACCAGTATTTTTTAATCCTATAAGTAACATAATCTTTTCCTCCAAAACCAAAATAAGGCACAAGATTTTACCCTGTGCCTTTAATATTCAGGATAATCAATCCTTTAATTTGCCAATATTATTGGTCTTATAAAACACTTGCTCCACAACCATTGTTTACTGGGTATACACCATAGTTATAGCAACAATTTGGGTTAGGTGTTATATATGCTGGAATTGGACAAGGAGTGCCCAATTTCTCTGTCAAAGTAGCAACAAGATAGTTGTTTTGTGCTTCTTGACTTGCTTTGAGTTGCAAAGCTGTGATTTGTGCTTGTTGTTCTGCAATTCTATCGTTCTTTGCTTCTAACTTGTTAGCAACAAGTTCTTCGTGAATAGCACGGTAGTTAGCATTTTGGTTATCAACAATATCTCTAACACCAAAATTAATTGCGTTAGTAATTGCACAAGTGTTATTAGCCATATTGAAACTAACTTGGTCAATGGCTCTTTGTGTTTTACAACAACAATCTGCAAATTGGCTTGACAAATTCCACAAACCTCTTTCAGTGTTCATAGAACTTGTTGTAATTGCGTTGTTAACTCCACTAAATCCTTGACAAAGTGTGTTTTGTAAATTGCTAAATCCTGTTAGCATATTTGTATTTTGTGCATAAAAGCCATCACATAATCCGTTGTTTACACCATCAAGTTTTCTTTCAATAGTAGCAAAGTCAGTAGCAAGAACATAGTTTTCACCAATACCTGAACCACCACCATATCCACCACCAAATCCGTTACGACCGTAACCGAAAATCATAGCAAATAAGATAATTGCCCAGATACCATCACCATTCATAAATCCACCGAAGCCACCATTGTTACCGTTGGTTGTAACAACTGGAACATCACCTTCAATATACATAATCGTATCTCCTTAAAAATTATTTATATCAACATCTCTATTCATAGTGCACATAGAACTTTAATGCAGATACCAACTATTTGCCACCAAACATATCAATAAGTGGCTGTATATCAATATTATTCTGTTTAGCAAAACCTCTTACAAACTGTTCCATATTTCCACTATTTTTTGCTTGTTGAAACATAGCCATAGCCTGTGGGTTTTGGTTCATTACACTCATTAAAAATTGCTCTGGGTTATTTCCAGACTTTAAAACTTGCATCATTTGTGCAATAAATTGGTTATTCATAAACTATCTCCTAATTGATTTTTTTAAAACTGCTACTTGATTTTTAAGTTCTTCAAACTCTTTTTCAATAGCATCAAATCTTTCCCTTGTCTGTTTTTCAAGAGATTTAAGAGTTAAAACTTTATCATTTACTTTACTGGCTTCTGCCAACATATCAAATTCCAATTCTTCAACCATTATTTACCCTCCAAAATTTCACTTATTTTTATCTGTTTTGAAAGTTTTTCAATCTTTTCATTAAATTGTTTGAATAAATCTTCCAATTCTTCTTTCTTAACATATAATTTATCGTCTAAAATCGGCTGTATAACAGGCTTTTCTTCTTCTGGGTTATAATTTGTATATCTAAACGCTTGTGTGTAGTTTTGACCTGAATAATCAGCCCAAGTTAAGTGTGCTATGTTGTTTTGTCTATCTATAAGCAACACCTTTGTTCCTGCATCTGCAACAAATCCTTTCATTTGGTCTGCTGTTAAAAACTTAACAAATGATATAGGCATTTCTGCTACTGGAACTTGTGGCACTTGTGGTTGATTATACATCTGCATATTAGGTGCATTGTATGGTGCAAATCTTGGCATATTGTAATTAAACATTCCGTTATTCATTTTTATTTCCTCCCGTAAGGTCTTGGAAGATAGTTGCTCACGGGAATTTGAGCAATCTACCTTCTTCTGACAACTAAATTTTAGCAATAAAAAAACACCCTACTCAATCAAGTAAGGTGTAGTAAAAGTGTGGTTTTTATAATTCTATTCCTAAAATCTTTTCTAATCGTTTTTTATGGTATCTCACTCCCTCTTTGGAGTAATGTTTTTCCTTTTGTATGTCGCACCATTTGTAGTTGTATTTTAATCGCAAGACAAGTGTATCAATAAGACTTTCTCCAAGACATTTACTTGTGGCATACGCCCTCAATTCGTCTTCTGTCATATTACACAACTTGATTATTAGGCTCGTCTTTTCCTTTTTAATTTGCATATATTCTTCAATTAAATACAAAACATAGTTTGCCCACATACCAAGAATAACGCTTGAAAACAAACTTATACCAAGTGGCAACGATGTTTTCATAATCACAAAGAATATAAAACAAGAACAACCACCACAACCAATTAAACTCATCAACGGACTTTTCAATCTTATGTGAAATATTTTAGGAACTGCCTTTCTCATTAAATGAAACGGTATATAAGAAAGCAAGGCTGTCAACAATCTACCAGTTAAAATTCCAAGACTAATTATTATTCCGTTGACAATTAATTCAAAAATTATATTGATTAGAAAGAGTTTAAGCCTAACTTTCCTATATATATTCATAGGCTATTCTCCATCTTTGTTTTCGTTTTTTCTTCTTTCTAACATTCTGTTAAGAATTTCTTTTTCTTCATCTGTCTTTACCAATGAAAGCAAAAGTTCAATATCTGCTTCATCTTCTTTTAACCAGTGAAAAATACCTGCTAAACCCATTATTTAGACCTCCTTATATAAATTCTTTTGGCATAAAGCCTAGCAAGAACAAGCATAATATAATAATCAATCATAAATATTGTTGTGATAAGTGAAGATGTTGTTATTACTCCATATAAACCCAAGTTCTTTGTCAATGCCGATATGAGAGTAAAAATGAAAACTAAAACCAACATACATGCTGACAACCAAAACTTTTTGCTATAAATAAACAACATTGTAAATATAAAACAAAAGTCAATTATATCTAAAACAAATAGGTTTATTTTAATGCTAAATATCTCAAAAGCAAACTTTACTAACCATAAACAAGTGCAACAAATAACAAACAAAAGGTTTCTCTTGCTTTTAATTCTTTCACTTGGAGATACGGTTAATAACATTTGTTCTAACGAAAATATATACATTGAGTAATACATTAAGTATTTCAAGAATGTTCTATCTATAAAATTACATATCCTAATAACAATATCTATATCACAAAACATATTGAAAAAATGACCCCCACATATCTTAATAACAAAGCAAATAACCAAAATAATCCAACAACTAATGATGGCTCTTTTTAACATTATCTCTTTGTAATTATCTTCTGTGACGGTCATCTTATTATCTTGCCTTTTATTGTTCAAGTATTCTTTTTGCATTTTCGTATTTGTCAACGATTGCTTGTGCTTTTGCTTTGCGTTTTGATTTTTCATCTTCTTCTGCTTTTGCAATTTCTTCTGCTGTAAGAACTTTATCGTTTGTTACAGACAACCAAATACCTGAAACAACTGCAATTCCCTCTGAAATACCTGCAATAATGTTAGTAACATATTGTGATACATTCATAAATGCAGGGAACACACCGACTACAATTCCACCTACACCAAAAACTGCAAGAATGGTAGTCAAAACTTTTTGAAGAACTGTGCTTTTAGTCTGTTTTACCATTTTTTTCTTCTCCTTTAAATATTTTTTATACTTGTTAGCAAACCAAGTCAAAGCAATAACATCTGCTGTTCTCAATGCTTTTTCAACTTGTCTTATTTTACTAACTTGTATAATTCTGTTGCCTATCGTAATAAATGTCAATGACGATATACTGGCAATAAGTGATGTGAGTTGTAAGGTAGTGCAGAAAATGGCTAAAAGACCAAACAAGACATCTAGTAAAGATAATGCAAATGCACCATTACCAATTATCTTGGCTCTTTTCTCTATTCTTTCGCAAATTATGATATTTTTGTTCAATAATTCTTCCAATTCTGCACTAACCATTATTCCTCCACTTCAACTGATGCGTCTGCTTCTTCTTCTACTGCATCTTCTTCTACAACTTTGTATTTATCATAAACTTCCAATGCAATTTCCAAATCAGCAATTTTCTTCTCTTTTGACGCTTCAAAGTCTGCATAAATTCTTGCAACTTCATCTTTGCAATACTCTTCTGCTGTGAGTTCTTTAAGAGCATCAATATCTGCTTTGATTTTTTCTACATCAACCATTATTATACCCTCCCTTTAATATTATATTCACAAGCCTTTTAGACCTGAAAATACCTATTTGACAAGCCTAAACCCATAGTAGTAAGCAATAAACACAACTGCAATTATTAACAATATAACCAAGATACTAACAATTATTTTAAGTGCATTATTCTTAATTGTTCCACAAATACCACCGATTATTTCAATAAGTGTTTCTGCTGTCTTTCCAACAACTGTTATTGGGAACAATAAAATCTGAACAATCATAAACAATAATGTCGCAGGATACATTAAAATCTGCATGACTTTTAATGTCTTCTTGTTTCTAATGCCTATATAAGATAATATCTCTCTATTGCTATCATAAAATGCCTGTGCTTTATCACTTTCGGCTTTTAGTTTTTCAACTTCTTTTTGTTTGATAGCGATTATTTTATCAAACTCTTCAATTTCTTTGAGTTTTTCTGCCTTAACCTTGTCAATTTCTTCTTTAACTCTGTCGGTTTCAGCTTTAACTCTTTTTGCTTCTGCGTCATTTTTAAGTTCTGCTGTTTTTTCTTCAACAATCTTTTGAACTGTTGCTTCTTGCTCCAACGCAGTTCTTGTTGCGAGAATGTCTATGGCTGTCTTGACATTATCTGTCTGCTTAACCTTGCTGTCTAATAAGTCATTGACACTCTCTATCTTCGCAGGTAGATTATCTGTCTTAATTTCCATAATTATCCTCCTTTTAAATTGCTCTTTCTAATGGGTTTGCTTCATACCCAAAACTTAACAAACAATTACCTCTACAATAAATCCAACCGTCATCGTGAGTTGATTTTGCTTTTGCGTAAGCAGTTATAACACCATCAGTTGTTATTGTTGCATAAAAATATAAATTAAGAGCACCATCTCTGCCTGTAACAGTTGCAGAACCCCCATACGCTATTGAAATTGGAATAGTTATGTTAGTTTTAGGTCTAAAATCTTTTGGAATATAACCTATAACCTTACTTAAAGTTTGTTCGTGTGTTTCCAAATTCAAATCCCAATAAAACGAACTAAAATTAAGCTGTCCTATAACATAATTACCTTGTCTAGTCAAAACATTTTTATCGGCAGTAAGTGGCTGACCAGACGAGTTCTCAATACTGCCTTCCATAAAACCCAGTTGGTTTAATCTTGCTTCTATATAATCTTCAACAGATGCAATATAACTTTCTGTTTTTTCACTAACAGTAGGAATTGCACCAGTTGTTGTTATTTTACAAAGTTCAAATTCATATACGCCATTACTGTCATTAATTTGTAAATCTTGTTGAACTAAATCTTCACTTGCTGGTTTATAATAAAATTCCATTTCACTTCCAGCAGTTTTTGTCAAATCAATTCTTATACCAAAAGAATAATTTGAAAGACCTTTTGGAATATCATAAAATGTCCCTTGCTCAATAATTCCAATGCCACCATAAATTGAAACAGCACCTTTGTTGAAAATAAGTCTAAAGGTTGAAGATGTTGTAGCAGTATCATCATAACCTATTGAAAGTTCATCTGTGCTTTCATCTCTTTTATAACCTTTAACAATTCCAACTTTACCTGAAAATGTGTTAGCGTATAACATTCTCGCTGTTATAGGTGACACTTTACCTGATTTCTTTTTATCTTCATCAGACGAGTGTTTAAAAGTAACTGGTATTAATGCCATATATACCTCCTATGTTTATTATATATTCTTTTTTATTTTTGTGCAACTGTTTCTCTCAACTCTCTAATTTCACCAGCAACCACTTCAGCTTCTTCATAAAGCTCAATTAAGTTGTGATAGGTTTTATTTCTAAACTTATCAACGATAACATCATCAATGCCAAGCTCTTTTCTTCTAGTAAACATTTCATTGTATTCTCTATATTGATTTTTAAACCACTTGTCAAGTTTCTCAAGTGTAAGTTTTTTTAATTCAAAATCTGTATATGGAATATAAACCTGAATTTCCTCATATTCGTATGTTTCAGGTTTAGCCTCTACACCCACTACATCAACAACTTTAAATCTATCCCTACCACCATTAGGATAAACTGTATATTCATAGTGGAATTTTTCCTCTACAGCCTCAACTGCTGGAATTATTTTTGAAATAATTTCATCGTGGACTAAATAGCCTTTATCCAAGTCTGGATTTTCAATAATTTCTGTTTTGTCTTGATTATAAATTTTCATAATACTCTCCTTAACTTACTCTCTTATACGCATAAACTTTATAAGCTGGTGGTTGAACTGTTGATGAACTACCATAAATACCACTTGAACGAGAAGCATCAAATGTTACGCCGTTATCTTTACCTCCACCACCACCACTTTCTTGACCACTAACTTCTTTAGCTGTTGGTCTAAATGCACCACCTACTCTGGAGTTAGAATTTGTATTAGAGAATGTATCACCACCGACACAAATATTACCAGTGATGTTTGGCAAACCCGCACTAAGTGTTTCCCCTGCTCCACTAGAAGCTGTCCAAAGGGCATAACCAGCAGATATTCGCTCCCAAGTCCCTCCAAAAATTTGTGCTGGGCTGGTGTAATCGTTTAGAGTTAAAAAAATAGAACCGATTGGATAAATGTCATTAAAATTCAACTTGCTGTCAAGCTCTTTTTTTATTTGCTCTATGTCATCTTCTAAAGTCTTTTGTTCATCATCATTTAGTCCATCAGTCATAATGATTTGATTTGCAAATTCTTTGAGTTTACCATTATTTGAGTTAAGTAATTCAGTTAGCTTTGAATGTGTCATAGAGTTTATTACCTGTAAATCATAATCAACCATTTTGTTTTCTCCTATAATTTTTTACAAACCAGTTCTACTCAACCCTCTCCCACACATAAACAGCCATATATGGTGGCATATTGTTGTGAACTGCATTTCCACCCACACTAGATTGCGTTGCGTTTATAGATAATCTAGTAACGGCACTTGAAAACTGTTCAAAGCTGTTGTTATACCAAGACCAAGCACCAAAAGAGCCTTGAGGGTTTCCACTAGTTGTGTTTTTACCATATCTAACACTATGGTTATGTGATGGCATTTCTGATGTTACTAATTTATGGTTAAACTCGCCACCTTTAGAACCAACAGTTAATTGTTCTGTTGTCGTTGTTCCATCTTTTATATATGTTATACTTGTGGTATCTCCAGATGCCCATAAGAAACAGTCCTTTATTCTTTCCCAAGTTCCACCGAACATTTTTGCTGGGCTTGTAACACCTGTTGCTTGTGTTTTTGTTGTAATGTAAATTGAGCCTACAGGATACAAGTCATCAAATGTAAGAACTTTATCTAGTGTTTCTGCACTTCCAGCGATTTTCCTAACTGTTCCATCTTCTAATACTTCATATAACGCCATTAGTCTGTCCACCTCCTTAAAATGATTTGACCTGTCCCACCAGAACCATTTTCTTCGTCTTTTGTAACAAAAATGTTGTGAGGCTGTAGCAATCCTTGACTTTCCATTTCATATAACATATCATCGGACGCCACATCATTTATCGCCAAATCAACGCTTATCTCTGTGCTTGTAGCCATAGATTATTCCTCCTCTAATTCTTGTATTTGTATCCTAACATCTTCAGCTTCTTCGTAAAGTTCTAAAAGTTTCTTATTTGGGTCTACTCCATCATCATCTAACTTATTTAATGCTATTAAACGAGTGTATTTTTCGCATTTATAGCGATAGGTGGTTTTGAACCAGTTGTCAAGTTCTGCAATTTTATTTTGGTTAAGTTCTTCTTGCGTTACAACTCTATCTCTCGCAACAACTTTTCCATTCTCAACAGCAATTTCTTTTCCTTTTGTTTGTTCACAAAAAAGAAAATCAAAATACTCATCTTCAATGTCAAATCCAAATAACTTTTTCATAACACCTCCTAATATCCACAAGCATACCAACTCTCATCATAACCATCAGCTGTATAACTATAAGTGTATGCGTAACTTTCTGTTATATCTTGGAAACCAAAGTAAGCTCTATTGATGACAGCTTCGCTAAATTGCCAGTTTAATGTTTTTAAAAGTGTAAAACTTGTATTTGAAAATGTTAATGGAAAGGTTACTTTATGTTGTCCTGATATACCTTTAGCAATTTTACCACCACACTCTTTCCAACCACTTGCCCATTTTCTATACCAAGTGTTTCCATCACTTGACACATAATACTCGGAAACTGTGTCGTGCTGACCTGTTCTTGTAACACCAGCAGATACTGGGTCATTAAACAATTCTTTGCCTGTGTATATCATCGCTGGTTGTTTTTTTAGTCCTATAACTTGAATTGGAACTAATATACTATTATCATTTCCAGTTGTAGTGTTGCTACGGTATGAACCACCAGATATATTATATTGTGTATCATTAATATATGTTGCAGTTCTATAAAATGTTGCTTCAGCACCACCATAATCGGCTGAAACATTTAACGAACACCCTCTACCCTTAATTGTCATTGACACTGTGTTTCTTTGTTCCGAAACCGAAGATGATAGATACAAATCAGAAATAAACAACAAATAATCATAATCACTTGAATTTAAAGTTATTATGA